CCAGCCTTAAGGTGGAGGAGCTCTTTGAGGACGTCGAGGAACCGATGGATCCCAAGAATCCCAAATCTCCCAAGGTCAAGAAGCGCGTGCTGATTGGGTATCTCAAAGAGATCAAGGTCATGGACAAGGCACGCACCAATGAGACACTCGCCCGGCATCTGAAGATGCTCACCGACAAGCTGAGTGTGGGTGTGGACCTGACCACTGAGGAGGTCGTCGAGAAGTCATGGCGCACCAATCAGGTTAAGAAGTCTTGACCGCTGCCGAGATCATCTGCAATTGGCGTGAGAATCCCCTCTCGTTCGCTTACGAAGAACTGAAATTCACTCCCGATAAATGGCAGGAGGAAGCCCTGCGCGTGTTCCCATCGCAGGACGCCGACAAGATGCGGCTGAGTCTGCAGGCCTGCACGGGGCCGGGCAAGACCGCGGTGATGGCCATTATGGTCCTAAACTTCATGGCCTGCTATGCCCGCAAGAACGAACACCCGAAGGGCCTGTGCGTCTCGATCACCCAGGACAACCTGCGTGCCAACCTGTGGCCGGAACTGGCGAACTGGCAGAACAGATCAGAGTATCTGAAGCGCAAATTCGTCTGGGGCAAGGAACGGTTCTACAACGTCGACCACCCCGAGACGTACTTCATGGAGGCACGGACGTGGTCCAAGAAGGCTGACAAGGAGGCCCAGGGCCGCACGCTGTCGGGGCTCCATGCGCCATTCGTGCTGGTGGTGATGGATGAGGCTGGCGACATTCCCGTGCCGATCCTGCGTTCGGCAGAGCAGATCTTTTCCACGTCGTTTGAGTGGGCGAAGATTCTCATGGGCGGCAATCCCACATCACTGGAAGGCTGTCTCTACCATGCGGCCAGCCATGCGCGGAAACACTGGTACATCATCCGAGTTACGGGAGATCCCAACGATCCGATGCGATCACCGCGCGTCAACCTGGCCAACGCGAAACTCCAGATTGAAACCTACGGCCGGGACAATCCCTGGATCAAGGCCACAATCCTTGGGCAGTTCCCGGATGCTTCGATCAACGCCCTACTCGGCATTGAGGACGTTCAGGCGGCTATCGATCGCGTGATTGAACCGCATCTCTACGAATGGGCAGAGAAGCGGCTCGGTGTGGACGTGGCGCGATTCGGTGACGATCGCTCGGTGATCTTCCCGCGGCAGGGTCTCTACTGTCCTCCACGCCCAGTGCCGATGCGGAATGCCGATACCGTGGCGATTGCGGCCCGGGTGGCGGGGGCAGTGGCGAAGTGGGGTGGCGGCCATCGATCTCTGGTTCCGATCTTCATCGACGACACGGGTCACTGGGGTCATGGTGTGTTCGATATCCTGAACAACGGCGGGTACACTGCCTTTCCGATCACCTACCATGCGCCGGCGACCGATCATCGGTTCAAGAACGTCACCACCGAGATGGCATTCCGCAAGGCGGACTGGGTTAAGAAGGGTGGCAAGCTGCCCAACATCCCAGAGCTCGTGACCGAACTGACTGCCCGTACTTACACGATTCTCGGCGGCAAGCTGGTGCTGGAAGACAAGGGGCTGGTGAAAGCCAGGCTCGGGTATTCGCCGGACTATGACGACGCATTGAACAACACGTTCTTTCTGCCTGATGCTCCGATGGAACAGTATCCTGGAGAATTGGGCCAGAGCTCTGTGGCCAAGCACGATTTCGACCCCAACGCCGGGTAGTGTCAAAAATAAATCATACAATCCCTTGACTGTGGAAAACTCTTGTGTCAAGTTCCGCGCATGCCTGTTGCGGAAAAGACACGTATTCAGACCAAATTTGCACGGGAGCCATTCGCATCGTTCTTCGAAGAGGCCAAGCCTCTATTGGTCCAGCATTTCGAAGAGATCTCCGCATTCCAAGACATTCCTCTCGATCCCAACATCGAACGCTACCTGGAGATGGATGGGGAGGGGCTTCTTCGGATTTACACTGCTCGTCAAGACGGCCTGCTGATTGGCTATGCCGTCTTCTGCATGGCATATAACCTGCACTACCGCAGCAGCCTGCAGGCCCACCAAGATGTGCTCTTCGTGCATCCGTCTTTCCGAAACTTCCGAAATGCTTACCGGCTGATCAAGCACACCGAGATCGCGCTGCGTGAGGAGGGTGTCCAGATAGTGACACACCATTCCAAGCTGGCTCACCCGGCGTTGCACGCGATCCTGCATCTGATGGGATACGTGGACCTGGATATCACCCAAGGAAAGCGCCTCGATCTGTGAGCCAGACTGTGGCAGTGGTCTTCGGTGGTGCTAAAGCGAATGCGCCAGGGAAACATCCGCTCATTCGAGACGTCGGAGTGGTGGCGGCTGGCGTGGGCGCCGGGCTGCTGCTCAACAAGCTACTGGCAGGGGGTGTCCCGAAGCCACCAGCGACCACCCCTCCTGCGGCTCCCACTGTGCCAAAGCCTCCCACGACAGTGGCGGCGCCGGATCTCACCGCAGGAACCAAGGGGCCTGGTGTTAAGACAGGCCGTAATTCCACGATCATGACGAGTCCATCCGGGCTCGGATCGATTTCTCAATCCAACGTGCAGACTAAGACTCTGCTGGGGCTCTAAGTGAAACTGGCTTCATACCGGGACGTCGCGGATAAGACCACGGGACTCACCAAACGTGAGAAGTACGGCATCATGCAGGCCGAGATGCTCAACGACCGCTCGACGTTCCGAGTTCACTGGTCGGAACTGGCCAAGATGGTCTCGCCGCGGCGCACTCGCTGGTTCGTGGATGACAAAAACAAGGGTGACCGCCGGAACCAGAACATCATCGATACCACGGCCACTCTGTCACTGCGGACTCTGAAGGCAGGAATGCATGCAGGCATGACGTCTCCGGCGCGTCCCTGGATGAAGCTGACGATCCTCGATCAGGATATGGCCAAGTACGGTCCTGTCAAAAGCTGGTTGCACGAGGTCACGCGTAGAATGCTGGCGGTGTTCGCCAAGTCGAACATCTACAACGTGATGCCCATGATGTATGGGGACGCGGGATTGTTTGCATCAGCGGCCGTGGGCATTCTCGAAGATGAGGAGTCGGTACTCCGCGCCTATTCCTATCCGATCGGATCCTTTGCCATGGCATTGAATGAGCGCGGCCTGGTGAACACGTTCTATCGGGAATACCCGATGACGGTGTTTCAGCTGGTCGAGAAGTTCGGTGTGATTCCGGGAACCAACGATATCGACTGGAGGAACCTGTCACAGACGGTCAAGACACTCTGGGATCGAGGGCAGTACGGTACCAATGTGCCGGTCGATTGGATGGTGACGCCGAACATGGATTACAACCCGCGCATGCTCTCCGGGAAGTACAAGAAGTTCGCGTCCTGTTGGTATGAGCAAGGGTGCAACGAAGGAAAGTTCCTTCGAGAGCAGGGCTTTGATGAGTTCCCGATCATCGCGCCGCGGTGGGACGTTACCGGTGAGGACACCTATGGCACGGACTGTCCGGGCATGTCGACACTCGGCGCCATCAAGGGCCTGCAGCAAGCGAAAAAAGAGGGAGGCAAGGCCCTGGCGAAGATGGTTTCGCCAGCACTCCAGGCTCCCGTCGAATTGAAACAGTCGTCCATCTCAATGCTGCCCGGCAACATCACGTACACTGCGGACGGTCCCGGCCGTCAGGGTATTCGGCCTCTGCACGAGGTCAACGTGGCGCTGGACAAACTCGAGTTGTGGAATCAGCAGGACCGCGACCAGATCAAGGATGGGTTCCTCGTGAACTTCTTCCTCTCGATGCTTTCCACAGAACGCGGTGAGATGACGGCCACTGAGGTGGAACAGCGCGCGCAGGAGCGGTCTCTGATCCTCGGGCCCACTTACGAGCGGTTCAACGATGAAGGGTTCGATCCACTTGTCGATCGCACGTTCGCGATCATGGATCGACGGGGATTCATTCCCGATGCGCCTCCTGAGCTCCATGGCGTCTCGCTCAAGGTCGAGTACACCTCGATTATGGCCACCGCCCAGCGCCTCAGTGGCATTGTCGGCGTCGACCGCCTGCTGACGACCGTGGTGAACGCGGCGCCGGTGTTCCCCGATGCACGGCACTACGTGGATATCGGTGCTGCCATTGAGGAGATTGGCGATATCCTCGACATCAATCCCAAGATTCTGGTCGATCCCGATGTCGCCGCCCAGAGCATTGCTCAGGAGCAACAGATGCTCCAACAGCAGCACGCCGCGGATGTCGCGGCGAAGTATGCGGGATCCGCCAAGGATCTCAGCCAATCCCCAACCACTGGAGACAATGCTCTGGCGCAACTGGTCACGGGCATTCGAGGTATCCAATGATCAAACTCAAGAATAAGTTTCTCCTGTATAAGTTTCTCCTGTATCTGTTGCTCGGCTTGCCTTTGCTGGCAGGACTGGGCCAAACCGCTTACGCGCAGACCTGCTCGGTGTCGAGTTCCAAGACAGCGGCCGGCGTGGGCACAACCGCCTGCTTTGTGAAGGCGGGCAATCAGCTGGTGATGTCCATCACCGGGACGTGGGTGGCCACCAACCAGATCCAGATGAGCGTAGACGGCCAGGTGACCTGGCGCGTGGTCGGCCCCAATTACACGGCCAACGTGCAGGTCAAGACCGGTGTTCAGCAGCGGGATGTCTGGTTCCGCTGGTTCCCCTCGGCGTTCACGTCCGGGACGATCGCCTACACCCTGGCGGATCTCTCGCGTCATACCGGCAAGTACGCTTACACCAACGTGCCCT